GTTGAAACGCTTCATCACCTTGGCGTCTAGTGTGTTTAAAGGTTTACCAAGAAAATCATTTCTAGGTTTAGAGTTGATGGTAGGCGAACCAAAACGAATAAAACCAACAATCTTATTAGTGTTCTTTTCATACACCAACCACTTGACAGATTTGCCGGGAATAGAAGCTTCAACAGCATGAGAAGTTACAATCTCTAGATAGTTCACAAATATTTCACTTGATACTTCCCGACACTCAAACTCCATATCTTTTGGATGCATTGTGGGATCATTGAAAAAATCATCTTGCGGGCCCATGCCAGGCAATGCTGAAGGATAGTTTGACATTCTTTCAAGTTTGACCCTGCGAAGATAATCATCAATCCTACCAAAATTAGAAAAGTAATCTACAAACACATTCGCTGCATAGAGCGCATCTTCTTTATTTAATATCATCCAAAAAAATCCTCTAGTGACCCCTGCACACCGTAACTAGAGTCGATTAACCAATTCATCTTTTCTGTGATAACCTTGAGGGGTTCCACAAAACTTTTCTCATATTGCATATCATAGTCTATCTTACCAGCAATGTCAAGTTCCTTTGGTACTTCTGTCATAAAAGAAAAGGCAGAAGACTGAAATACATTTGGTTGACGCAAATGTAGGAAACGAATTTTGTCGCCTTCCTGTATCAGAGGATATTTGTTTTCCAACTTTTGTTTGTTGACAAGGTGGTTGTATAGGATTGCTCCCTTGACATGGATGGGAGCTCCCTTTGCAAATAGTTGTGACTCACCTCGAAACTTTTGTACACCATTGCAACTTCTAGGGTACGCAATATCTTCTGGTGGTAACTTCATAAACTCATCCCGAAACTCTTGTATGAACTTATTTAGCATTTTCTCATCACCGCTCATCATGATCTTCAGAGCCTGTTTAATCTTCTCTCGACAAGGTGCAGGCGTAGATGACTTGACTGCCTCAATACCCATGATCTTGAGTTTAGGTTCTTTGTATCGTACACCTTCCATATCCCACACATTGAGGATATACCGTTTCTTTGCAGTCCATATACCCTTGTCAGCAATAGCTTCTCTTGACATTTGCATCTTCTGTTCGTATGCATTCATCTCCCTAGCAAGATGCTGATAAGACTTATCAATAAACGGTTCCAACTTCTCACTTGCAATCTTGTCCAAGAAGTTGACAATTTTTTCAGTCGGAGTTCCCTCTGGAAACAATTTAGTAACAAGCTTGTCAAAAGTGATATATACAGAATCGGTATCAGACGCAATAACGTAGTCCACGTTGTCAGTTTCCAAGATTTTGTTAAGATGAATGTTGAGACTTCTTTCAATCCACCGTATAGATAACTGCCCAGATGTTGTAATTGCAGTAGCAACCAACAAATCGAAATAGCGAAACCAATTATTGCCAATTGCACCGTAAGCGGAATTAAGAGAAATCTTCTTCGCCATTTGGATGTTGTCGTAGCGAGATATCTTCTTGAGTAAAGCGGTGTTACCAGTGTCTTCATACTCTTGTTTAGCTTCGAGCATAAGTTTCTTATACTTGACACGATCATTATATACGTTCTCCATTAATTCTGGCAGAAATCCTTTAACATCCCTACGGAAAAATGCACCGTTTGGAGTCATACTATACTCTGTATTATTCTTGATTTTGCCATCAAGAACTTTGTCCACCATTCCTTCAACCATGTCAGCACCACCATTCACCAGTGTTTCTGGTGAGATATTATACTGCATGATAAGGTGTGGATAGAGAGAGTTCAAGTCAAACGACATGACCCATTTGTGCATACCCACTTGTGGGTCTTTTACATAAGCACCTTCAAATTTCTCTACCTTCTCATGATCTCTTTTTTGAGGAATGACAATCTTTCTCTTACGAAGATAATTGTAAATCAAAATGTCCCAGTATCTCACTGTGCCAAGAACATCAGTCATGTTCACCTTAGCGTCATATGTCATAGTCAGACATAATTCAATAAGACGCATCTTGTCTTCTAGCTTGTCCACAATCTCAACGTCTTGGATGTTGTATTCAATAAAAGACTGATAATCTTTCTGATACCATTCACTAAATGTATCGTATGGATTTCCTGCTTTGCGTTCACCTAGTTCTACAAATGCAATGTGATCCAGTGTGTATCGTTCTTGGTTTGTATATGTAAACTTGCGATATAGATCAAAGAAATCTAACGCAGCAACACCATAGATATTATATACCTGATGTTTACGCCCCATCTGATAGACTTCACGTTCATGAACCTTACCCCAAGGAGATAACTTATTGACCATATCCTTATCAAGCACCTTTGCAATACGGTTGCATAGATAGGGAATATCAAAGAACTCAGTATTCCAGCCCGTGATAATGTCTGGTTCAATAGAAGACCATGTATCAAGAAACTTGAAGAGCAAGTCTGCTTCATCCTTGCACATTCTATAGTCCACATCATCACGATGGTTTTGGAACTCATGAAGACCCCAAACAATAATCTTTTTGTTTTGGTGGTTCTTCATAGTGATCGACAACATAGGTTCAGCCGCATCCTTTGGATTTGGAAAACCATTCTCGCACTCCACCTCAATATCAATGGTTACGATACACATTTGATCTTTATCCCATGGCACATCGCCGGGATATTTATCACCGATATAACAATAATTATATTGAGTGTTACCAAACACAAGATTCTGTTTCTTGTGTGAATTGTACCAATCCTTAGCCTCTGTAATAGAGTCGAACTTCTTAGGTAAGACATGCTTACCGTCTAGTGTTGTGTATCCAGTTGGTTCTGAAACGAGATTGAAAAGAGTTGGTTCATAACGAACCTTTCTCTTGATGCGTTGGCCATTCTCAACTCCTCTAACGAAGAGTTGATTGCCCCATTGAAGTACATTTGTGTAAAAGTCCATTATCAGAGTATACTACATCCATAGTTATTTGTCAAGGGTATATTAATCTATTTCGTCTGTTTCATCGCCTTTTTCTGACCAATCAGATAAGACAAATTTTCTATTTGGATTAACACTAACTTTAAATCTTTTCAATAGAGCTCTGTTGATAAGAAATGTGCTTGCAGCATCTTCTAACTGAAGTCCGATAGGAACATCTGTATAAATCATATTATTAAATTTGACACTTATATGCACTATTGGCCGTTCAGTAATCTTACCAATATGAGTAGGTTTTGAAATTCCCTGTAATTTACTGGTAAATTTCTTACCTTTTCTTTCCCACTTAACAGTTTTGCCGGAAGTTTCTATTTTATCAACAACCAGCATAGATGCCTTTGTACCATTACCAGTATCAAACTTAGCTCTTATTGGTCCATATCCATCAATCTCTACTGTTTCATGATAACCTGATTCTTGGTTGTAAGCAAACCTTCTATGAGTAGGATTTTGTAGATACTCAACCATCAGTCTAACTATATCTTTTTCTTTTGTGGGTTCTTGTGGAACCGTAGTCATATCATAGTTTTGAAAGTTTGATCCCATGCCAGGCGAACCATTACATTCTAAAACATAAATTTTATTATTCACAATCGCATGATCAACGCCGACCATATATGCACCTGTTGCCCTTGCAGCTGCAAGAACTTCTGACTTCTCTTCTTTACTCAAGACATAAGGTTCTGTCTTTGCGCCCATGTGACGATTGGATCGAAAATCTTTTTCTGGTTTAATTCTCTTAGTTGAGGCAACGATACGACCATTAAGAACAATAGTCCTAACGTCAAACTCTATTTTTAAAAATTCTTGAATGATAAGAGGCGCATTGAATTTCCACAATGATTGAATAACACTCATCATTGATTCCATACTCTCAACCTTAGAAACACCGATACCTTGTGTCCCTGTCAAAGTTTTAATGATGACAGGAAACTTTCCACCGATACGGTCATGTGCGTCAATAATACTCTTTTCATTGTTGACCAAAGATGTACGGGGAGTGTTGATATTGTTTCGTTCAAACGCTGTATAGGATGACATTTTATTATCACATGTCGCCATCCCATCACGATCATTGATCATCATACAACCAGCATTTTGCAGTGTACCTAGTAACGCAAGGCCAATCTCATCTTGCAGAACACCAGCCCGCACAAACACTATTGTCGATGCAGTTTCAACCTCAATGTCTTTCTCATTACCGTCATGGTTTTTGATGGCAACCGTTCCCTTTTCGATATCATTATCTGATACCCAAGCTTCAGTTGTCACCACCGTATGACAAGTCAAACCTAAATCTGCACACGCCTTTAGTAGCATACCAGTAACAATTTCTGGTTTCTTTGCTTTTGAATTAGTCAAGATAAGAACTGTTATCTTATCGTGTACAACTTCTTCAGTTATAAAGGACTTGAACTTTTGCAAACTAGGCTTCCCGTTTCTTACCAATATTGTATTTTGTCTCTAACAACCATTCACTTTTTTCCTTGAAGGAAATTACCTTGATTTGACTCAAGGGCGCAGATGGTTCAGCTTCGCCTACAACATTAACCAATCCCCAATCGTTGAGAAGATTTACAATTGTATTTCTTCTTGCAATATCATTTTCAGATAGGTTTGTATTTTTTCCATCCAGAGCAAACAACTCCTTAAAATGAACAATAAAATACTTACCCTGTTTATGTAAAATATGACAGGATTGATATAGTTTCTTTTCTTTTCTTGAGGCGACCCCAATTCGTGAGAGTGTCTCTCTGACTTTTAGAAAGTCATCGGGCTGCTTTAGAGTTATCTCTAGCATATCTCCCTGTTTCCAACTAACTTCTTCCATTTCTTCCACCTTTATTTGTTCTTTGTTTTATAGCGGAAATCTGTTCATCATCTAGTACATCAAGAGCGGCTTTCGCCTTTTCATTATTATATCCATAATACTCTTTAACATATTCTAGATCATCTAATTTCTTCGCCTTCGCCCAAGGACTAAATCGTTTTCTTGGTCTAAGACTATTTAGGAAAAAATCAAACTGTAACTTTTTATCTATATTTGGCAGTTGGTTA